AGATAGACTCCGGGGAACGAGAGATAACTGACAACCAACAGTCACAGTCAGATGAGAAGAGCCGGATACACCAGGTGGAGCTATGGGAATGCTACGACCATTACACGGACGAGATTATTACCATTGCCAACCGGGAAGTGATCATCCGAAAGGAAGAGAATCCATATAAGGACATCAACGAAGGACGAATGATAATCGATATGCCCTGCATCAAGATTCCATGGAGCGCCTACGCAATGAGCATCCTCGAACCGGTAGAGACAACCATCCATGAGATAGCAGACAGCCGGAACCAAGCGATGGACGACATCACCTTCACACTGGACCCGGTCCGGAAGGTAAACAAGAACGCTGAAATCAATGAAGATGACATCCGATACGAGCCCGGAGCAATATGGCAACTCAACCGAACAGATGACGTAATCACCGAGAGAGGCCCGGAGATTAGTAGGTCGTGGATAGAGAAGGATGAGGTACTACGAAACGAAATACAGACATCCCTGGCCCTGTCAGAGTACGTCAGAGGTATGCCACAGAGCTCACAAGAGCCGCTAGGAAAGGTAGAGCTACTCCTCATGCAGTCAAACATCCGGTTCAGCCAGTTCGTCCGTCAGATGGAGACAGCTCTAACAGAGCTGGTGGAGATACTGATCGGCATGAACAAAGAGTTCCTCCCAGAGAAGAAGACCATGCGTATCCTCGGAGAAGACGTAGAGTTCAAGGAGTTCACAAGCGATGACAAGGAGGTAAACATCGATGCTAAAGTAGAGATAGAGCCGAAGCCTGACAAGACCCGGGAGCAACGCAAGGGTGAAGTCATGGAGCTATACGAAATCTTCGTACAGAATGACCAGCCGGACCCTAAAAACCAGGACGCAATGAAGAAGTACAACCGCAAGAAGCGAGCAGTGCAGGAGATGATGCTCGAGGAGTACGGCAAGGAGGAGTACGCAGACGTCCTCATTCCGGCAGAGAGAGAACAGGATAAGGCTGAGGAGAAGGAAGCAGAAGCTAGCCCTCAGGAGGTAGTCGGCCCTGGGGGAAGAAGCATCCCTGAAAAGGTTCCAATGCTAGACGCAGAGGAGCTACCACAGGGAGCACTCCCGGCAGGAGATATGCCCGGCCAAGAGCCGAGCCAAGGCCTGCTGAGACGGCTCATGCAAAGAGTCGGCAATTCATTACCCGGTAATTAACATCACCATGGCAAAAGACGAAAGCAACACAGAGGAAGAGATGATTGAAGTAGAGGAGGTGGAGACAGAAGAGGATGACATGGAAGCACGCCTTGGGGTACTCGAAGAGAGCTTCGGAGACCTCAAAGAGCAGTACAAAGACGGTGCAATCACGTGGGAGCAGATGCTCCAGGACCTGATCGCCGCCGCAGAAGCAGAACTCCCTCAAGACGCTCCAATGGAAGCTCCGGCAGATGAGCTAGGAGGCCTGGGAGGAGGACCAGAGCAAGGTCTTTCCCTTGACCAGTTAGCGTAATGGGAAACGAGGAGCGCATTGAGAAAGGCCGAAGAGTAAAGGAGATGCTAGAGACACCGGGCTGGGCAATCCTAAAAGAGAGGATAGATAGCAAGGTGAAGTATCTCGAGAAGCAAGCCGAAGCGATACAAGAAGACGTGCTAGAACTACTCGAAGGAGGCACTAGCATAGAATCAATACAGACACGGAGCCTTGCCCTCAAGCAAGAAGCAAACGGCCTAAAGGAAGTGCAGAAGATTATTAACCAGATTCTCAAAGAGAAGGAGGGAGCAGAGAATCGTATAAGAGAAAGCTAGTCATGAACGACTTTCTACAACGACTCGTAGACCTACGAAACAACATCCCCGGACCCGGCGCAATTGCCAAGTCTGTGGGTGGTGCGGCAAGCAGAACCCTCGGAAACGTGGGTAAAGGAATCCGCAATAGGTCGCAAGAGCGGCTCGACAACGAACGAGCTCGGAATGCGGAGATGATCAGGCAGAACTTCGGCAGCCCGGAGAACTACCAACGTCTCCAAGAAGAGAGCAACACACCGAGCCCAACGATCGGTCCATTCTTCGCACGACTGCTAGGACTACGACAGGACAAATAGCAATTAACTAACAACATTATTTATGGGATTCAACAGAAAGATCGATAACCTCGAAGAAGAAGGTGCAGAGGAAACTACCACCGAAGAAGAAACGGAGGAGGTAGAAGAAGCACCAGAAGAGGCCGAGATTTCGGACGAAGACACCGAAGCACCGGCCGGAGAACAGGATGATGTGGAATACGAGGAACCAGAAAAGTTCAAAGACAAGTCACGAGAAGACATCATCCAGTCATACAACGAACTAGAAAAGACGCTCGGAAGGCGTGGTGAGAACATCCGACAGGCAAAGGATGACATTGACAAAAGCACCACAAAGGAACAGAAGGACGAAATCCTTGAGGACCTAGCAAAGGAACTGGAGGACGTGGACTTCGACAAGATGACACCGAAGGAGTTCGCACAGATGATGATCCAAAAGTCTGACAACCTAGCCAAGAGCCGAGCACAAGAGATTTATAGAAATGCAACCCAAGTACAGGATGCGGTAAAGACGGAGATCAGCGAAGCAAAGGAGAAGTATCCAATGCTTGAAGAGAGCGAAGAATACCGAAACCTAGTACTAAATATTATAGAAGCCGGTGCGAGCAAAGGAGAAGATGTCCCGTTGGAAGACGCCTGCGAGAAGGTTGATGCCTTAGTGCAGGATAAGGAGAAAGAGAAGAAGGAAGAGAAGACCAAGAAGAAGAGGAAACGTACAGCGGTAGAACGCCAGGAACCATCCGGATCAGAGAAGGAGAGTGAAGAGGACAAGATCAAGAAGGGAATACTATCCGGAGGAAGCTCTTCAGAGTCACCACTAGGCGGCCTCTAGAGCGTGTTACAATACACTTATACGGGTGTGGCAACGACCCCCGGACCAAAGGGCCTTCACAGAGGATAACCCGGTGGCAATCCAAAACTCGAAGTTTATCAATTTAAAACTAGCCAATTATGTCTACACGAGACACAAGCTCACTGGTAGCACGAAAGTATGACATGCAAGATGTCATCTCACTGCTCCAGTCAGAGCGATACCCAATGCTAGCTATCTTGACAAACGCAGGTAAAGACCCTGCTTCTGGCAAAGGTAAAGCTTTCAAGAAAGCAGAAACCTCCGACCCAGAATTCAAGTGGTTCGAAGATTCCTTCGGTTCACGTGAAGCAACGGTAGCGGCTACACAGACTGTCGACCCTGATGCTGGTGGAGAAACGTTTGACGTTACCTCCGGCGAAGGAGCTCGATTTAGTGTTGGAGACGTGATTCGAATCCTTGAACAGGATTGGACTTTCAAGGTTACAGCTGTATCTACGGACACAATTACCGTAGGAGCTGAACTTGGCGGTGCCACCGGATCAGGAACAGACATTTCCGCAGACACCGTATGGATCATCGGAAATGCAAACGAAGAAGGTGCAGGTCTAAGGGAGCTGAAGTCAACAGCACCAACAGAGAAGGTTGGATACTGTCAGATCTTCCGTACTCCATTCGGAGTAACAGAAACCTCCAAAGCAACAAAGACCCTTATCAAGGAGAACGACCTGGATTACCAGCGTCGCAAGAAAGGTAAGGAACACGCCGTTGACATCGAGCGTGCATTCATTTATGGGAAGAAAGCGAAACTAACCTCCGGTACTCACCCAGAGCGATTCACCGAAGGTGTCATCAATTCCATCACAACTTACGCTACAGCAAGCGTTGATACCGAAGCTGAGTTTGAGGCATGGCTTGAGGACCTATTCGCATACGGTAACACCGAGAAGTACCTACTAGCCGCACCGGGCGTTGTATCGATGATCAACGGCTTTGCGAAGAGTAAGGTGCAGATCGTTCAGTCTGAAAAGACCTACGGTATTACCATCCTGAAGTACGTATCCGCACACGGAACCTTGAACATCATCAAGCATGACCTGCTCAAGGGAAGCCTGTACGGAAACTACGCAATCGGTCTTGACTTCGAAGCGCTATCGTACCGCTACCTAACTGGTCGTGACACGAGCCTTCTAACGAACCGACAGAACAATGACGAAGACCAGGTGAAAGAGGAGTACCTCTCAGAATGTGGTCTTCAGATCGAGAACGAAGAGCGACACGCCATTATGTCAATGGGATCACTCTAAAGTTTATTACTCACCCTACTAACCAATAACATCCATGGCTAAGAAAAAAGCTACATATGTGTCGAAGTACAATCAGCTACGAATCGTGCTTGAGTCTGCCTACGAAAAGGAAGTCAACGGCCGATTCCAGACTGTACCCGGACGCTCTGTACACTTTGATGGTGGAGTGTTTGAGACTGATGACGAGGAGCTCCAGGAGGAGCTTGAAGCTCGGTCAGAGTTCGAACGTGACATCTTCATCAGAGTAGACAAGGACCCTACCAAAGAGAGAGAAGATCTCATGGAAGACCTTGAAGCTCGTGAAGCACGCATCAAAGCAAAAGAAGAAGAGCTCGGGATCAAGGAAAAGCAGATTGACCGAGACACCAGTGATGCTGGTGACGAAGGGGGAGAGGAGGACACCGATGAAGAGGCCTTCTCAGACACCCCGGAAGATGATGGACTAGATGGCCTTCTAATGGCTGACTACATCCAACTCGCAGAGGACAACGATGTTGACCTAAGCGATGCCAGCAATAACGAAGAGCGTATAGACGCCCTTCGAGAAGCCGGAGTAACTTACTCACAAGATGAGTAACGACAAACCGCAAGGTGAATCAAACGGAAAGGCAGAGGTTGTCGTGGAAGCGACAGTCATCCGCAAAGACGGTACCCGGGAAGAGCTCGGAGAGATAAGCCGAAAGAAATTATAAGGTTAACGGAATCACTTTATGGCAACAGTTCTAACAGACACTGGTAAAGCGCAAATAATTGCCGCAATCAACAGTGACTCCTTTACAAGCCCTACTTACGTAGGGTGGGGAACCGGAGCCGGTACCGCCGGAGAAACTGACACTACCCTCTTCACTGAGGCGTCAGAGTCACGAGTAAGCGGTACAAAAAGCAAAGAGACCACAAATGTTAGCAATGACACCTACCAGGTGGTTGCTACCATCACTGCTGGTGGTACAAAGACCATCACAAACGCAGGTCTCTTTGATGCGGCAACAACCGGTAACCTATTCGTTAAAGGAGATTTTAGCGGCATTGCACTTAGCAACGGCGACTCGATTCAATTTACAATCAAGATCGTTCAGACGAGTGCATAGCTGTGAGAGTATCTGACCTAGGTCGGGTGCTCGACTCAGCTAAATATAAAAGTTAGCTGTCGATATCCAAAGGTCGATTGATGATTTGGAGGAGGAGATAACTGATATAAAAGACTAATATGGCAAATTCTCACTCACTAGACT